CGACCTCGGCGTTTGAGGAACTGACCGCCGAGACGCGCACCGCCAAGGGCTGGGTCAACGCCAGCAAGCGGCACAACGAAGAGCTCGACCTGTGCGTCTACGGCGAGGCCGCGTGGATCGCGCTGCAGGCCGACAAGATCAACTGGACGAACCCGCCGCCTTGGGCGCGCGACTGGGACGAAAACCCGGACGTGCGGAAAGAAGGCGACCCAGAGCCGCAACCACTCCGCGTTATCCGACGCGGGAACCGCACGTCAGGAGTGCAGCTGTGACCGACTACCGCACACGACTGGCTGCAGTGCAGGCGGCGATTGATGCCGTGCTGGAGGGTGGGCAGACCGTCCGCTATGGGGATCGCTGGGTATCGCTTGCTGACTTGGGCGAGCTGCGCGCGCTTGAGGACAGCTACACGGCCAAGGTCGCAGCACAGGCGAACGCTCGCGCCGGTCGCGGCCGGGCCCGGATCAGCTACGCGGTGCCGCACTGATGCGCCTGTCCGAATCCATGCCGGCGAGCTGGGGCGAGTTCCTGGCGCCGGCAGCCAGCACGAGCCCGCCCGAGCGGCCGGAGACTGCCTACCGTGGGGCGTCGCATGTGTTGCGCTCGATGCAGGCCTACACGCCGCTGCTGGGCAGCGCGGCAAGCGACCTGCCGCAGTGGGAGCAGATGACGCTGCGCGCTCGCTCGCGCGACGCCTTCCGCAATCACCCAATTGCCCGCGCTGCGCTGACACGCAACCGCACCAACATCGTGGGCACCGGCATGATGTGCCGGCCTGCTGTCGATTCGGACGTGCTCGGGCTGTCGCCCGAAGCGGCGAAGGCCCTGAACCGCACCCTGCGCCAGCGCTTCCGCGCCTGGGCGGAGTCGCCGCAGGCCTGCGATTGGGAGGCGAACAGCGACTTCTATGGGCTGCAGGGCCTGACCCTGTTGTCCGCGATGGCTTCCGGCGATGTGTTCGCGCTGACGCCGCTGCAGGACCGACCGGGCAACACCAGCGAGCTCAAGGTGCAGCTGGTCGAGGCCGACCGCGTGAGCAACCCGCGCGACGGCGCCGACACCGACAGCCTGATGGACGGCATCGTGATGGACGGCGGCGTCCCTGTTGGCTGCTGGATTCGCAGCCAGCACCCGGGCGAAGTGCGCACCACGACCCGCATTGCGTCTTGGGAGTTCTATCCGTTCTTCGGTGCCGACACCGGCCGCCGCCGCGTGCTGCATGTCTGGAACGACAAGGAGCGTCCGGGGCAGGTTCGCGGCGCGCCATACCTGGCGCCGATTCTGGAACCGCTGGTGCAGATCAGCCGGTACGGCGGCGCCGAGCTGATGGCCGCCGTGGTCTCCGCGATGCTCACGTTCTTCATTGAGCGCGAATCCGAGCAGCTGGATGAGAACGGGAACCCCATCCCGTTTGTTGAGGATGGGAACACTTTCAAGCTGGGCGAGGGTGCCGCGGTTGATCTGGCTCCGAGGGAGAAGGTCAACATGGCCAACCCTGCGCGGCCCAATGCGCAGTTCGACCCGTTCTTCATGGCGGTCACGAAGCAGATCGGCGCCGCGCTGGAGCTGCCGGTTGACGAGCTGCTGCTGCACTACCAGAGCAGCTACAGCGCCGCGCGCGCCGCGATGCTGCAGGCCTGGCGCTTCTACACCATGCGCCGCTGGGTGCTGGCGCAGCAGTTCTGCCAGCCGATCTATGCGCTGTGGCTGGATCTCGAAGTCGCGAGCGGACGGCTGAACCTGCCCGGCTATGCCGACCCGATGCGCCGCATCGCCTACTCGCGCGCGCTGTGGATCGGCCCGAGCCGCGGATCGATGGACGAAGAGAAGGAAGCCAGCGCAGCCAAGACGCGCATCGAGATCGGCGTCAGCAATGAGGCGATCGAGACGGCGCAGATGACCGGCGAGGACTGGGAGGACGTCTACGAGCAGCGGCTCGAAGAGGTGAACCGCCGCAAGGCAGATGGCACGTGGATTGAGCAGAGCCGCGTGCAGGAAGTGGTGCGCCGAGACGCGCCCCCGACAGAGGAAACAGCATGACCATCCGAGCCTTTGACTTGGCGGCCGGGCGGCCGTGGCTGATCCAGCAGGAATCGCTGGAAACGATCCTGCAGGTCGCCGAGCGCATGGGCGATCCCGAGGCGGTATCGATGCGCCTGGGGCGCCCGCTGGACAACACCCGCACCGTGCAGATGCGCGACGGCGTGGCCGTGATCCCGATCACCGGCCCCGTCTTCCGCTACGCCAACCTGCTGACAGAAGTCAGCGGCGCCACTGCCACCGGCGTGATCGCGCGCGACTTCCAAGCGGCAGTCGAGAACCCCTACGTCCGCGGCATCGTGCTGGAGATCAACAGCCCTGGCGGCGAGGCCACCGGCATCAACGAGCTCGCCGAGGCGATCTATCAGGCGCGCGACACGAAGCCCATCGTGGCCTACGTCGAGGGCGCCGGCGCCAGTGCGGCCTACTGGATCGCATCGGCAGCTGGCGAAATCGTCATGGACCCGACCGCCATCGTCGGCTCGATCGGCGTCGTCATGTCCTACACCGACACCCGAGAGCGCGACGAGCGCAGCGGTGCGCGACGCCTGGAGATCGTCAGCAGCCAGAGCCCGAACAAGCGCACCGACCCAGCGACTGAAGCCGGCCGCGCGCAGGTGCAGGCGATCGTGGATGCGATGGCCGATGTGTTCGTCGGCGCGGTCGCGCGGAACCGCGGCGTCACGGCTGAAACCGTGATCGCCGACTTTGGCAGCGGGGGAGTGCTGGTCGGCGCCTCTGCTGTTGCTGCACGAATGGCCGACCGTCTTGGATCACTCGAAACCGTGATCGCCGAGCTTGCCGGCACCGCAAGCCCTACGAAGAGGAACACCACCATGGGCGATAAGTCCACGGTCACGGTTTCAAACACCGCTGACCTTCGCCTCGCGCTGGAGGCCGGCTACACCGCCGACCAGATCGAGATCGAGCAGCCTGCGGCTGCATCCACCGTCGAGCGAATCGACGCCACCGCCGAGCAGATCTCAGCGGCCAAGGCCGAAGCCACCACCGCAGAGCGCTCGCGCCTGACTGCCCTGCTGGGCATGCAGGAAGAAGGCTTTGAGGCCGAACTGCAGCAGGCCGTCGCCGACGGCACGCAGCCCGGCGACTTCGCCTTGGCGATGCTCCGCGCGCAGCGGGACCGCGGCGTCAGCATGCGCGGCATCCGCTCCGACTCCCCGAAACCCGCCGCGCACGGCGGCAACACCGACGGCACCCCTGCCGATTCCCTCATCGCCACCGCCGTCGCACTCGGCCTGGCCAAGGAGTAAGACCTCATGAGCGAGTACCAGACCCGCGCAACCCTCGCCACCGAGGGCACCTACAACCCTGACCACCTGATCGCCGGCGACATGCCCGTCCGTGCCCGCAAGGTCACCATCGGCACGAGCCAGACCATCGTCCGCGGCCACGTCCTGGGCCAGATCACCAGCGGCGGCAACGTCATCGTGTCGCTGTCCGCGGCGAGCGACGGCAGCCAGACCCCGCGCTTCATTGCGGCCGAGTCGATCACCACCACCGGCGCGACCGCCGAGGCGATCGTCTACGAGTCGGGCGACTTCAACGAGAACGCTCTGACGCTGGGCGCCAGCCACACCGTCGCCACCATCCGCGAGGGCCTGCGCGGCCTCGGCATCTTCCTCACCAACGGCGTCGCGCGCTAAGGAGCCCGCACCATGGATATCTACACCACTGCCACCCTGCAGCGCTTGGTCGCAAGCCTGAAGCGCCCGCAGACCGCGCTGCTGTCCGCGTTCTTCCCGGAAATCCAGACTTCGGATGATGAGACGATCTACTTCGACGTCGAGAACAAGAAGCGCCGCATCGCGCCCTTCGTCTCTCCGCTGAAGGAGGGCCGCCTGGTCTCGGACGAGGGATACACCACGAAGCTGTTCCGCCCGGCCTACATCAAGGACAAGCGTGTCCTCGATCCGAACAAGGCCCTGAAGCGTCGCATGGGCGAGACCATCGGCGGCAGTGAAGCGCCGATCAACCGGCACCAGGCGAACCTCGCGACGGCGCTGGCTGACCAGGTGGACATGCTGATGCGCCGCAAGGAGGTCATGGCCTCCGAAGTGCTTCGCACCGGTAAGTGCGTGATCTCCGGCGATGGCTATCCGAGCGTCGAGGTGGACTTCGGCCGCAATGCGAACCACACCGTCACGCTGACGCTGGCCGCACGCTGGGGCGAGTCGGGCGTCAAGCCGCTGGAGAACATCGAGGACTGGACGCTGACGGTCCTGCAGAACTCTGGCGCGACGATCCGCAACGTCATCATGGACACCGCCGCCTGGCGCCTGTTCCGTGCTGACGCTCAGGTCGAGAAGTTCCTCAACACCCGCCCGCTGTCGGCGACCGAAGAGGCCGTTTCGCTGGCTCGCTTCGCCTCGCCGGGTCTGAGCTATCAGGGTGCAATCGGCCAGCTGCGGTTCTGGGTCTACTCGGACTGGTACATCAACGACGCCGGCTCCGAGGTCGCGATCATGCCCGCCAATACGGTCTTGCTGGTCAGCGAAGACCTGGATGGCGTGCAGCACCAGGGCGCGATCCGCGACGAAGAAGCCGGCCTGCAGCCGCTGGAGTTCTTCAGCAAGAGCTGGCCCGTGCCTGACCCCTCGGCCCGCATCCTGCTGCTGCAGTCGGCGCCGCTGGTGGTGCCCTACCGCGTCGATGCCAGCTTCTGCGCGACGGTGCGCTGATGAAAGTCCGCACCCTCACCGCAGTGGCCTACGAGGCAAACGGCGAGATCCTCGCGCCGGGCGTCTACGAGCTTCCCGACAGCGTTGCGCGCGGCCTCACGGCTGCGGGCGTCGCCGAAGCCTTGGAAGAGCCCAAGGCTGAGAAGCCGAAAGGCAAGGACTGACCTACCCCGCAGCACCAGGACTCCGGCCCGCCTCGCGCGGGCCGAGTCCTTTCTGGAGCCAAGATGACAAACCCCCGACTGGCCGCGATGGATGCGCGGATCCACCGCGTTGCTGCGCGCGCCGGCCTGGCCGACACCTGCACGCTGTTGCCGAAGTCCGGCCCGGCCATCCCCGACGTGCGTTGCTTCGTGCGGCGCGGGGTGCAGTTCATCGTTGATGAGGCAACCGTGGCCAGCAACGCGACCACGTTGGACGTGCTGCGCCCTGACGCCCCCGAGGGCATCACCAAGGGCTGGGGCGTCCTGCTCACCGACGGCGAATTCTTGATCGACAGCACTCCGCAGGCTGCCGACGAATCCATGTTCCGCTTCCTCTTGAGGCGCAAATGAGCTGCGATCCGATCTATATCCGCGCCGGCGATTCGCTCGGCTGGCTGCGAATCGATTACGTCGATTCCGATGCGGACGATGCGCCGAACAAGGCGCTGCCCGGTACCCACTCGATCGTCGAGTTCCGCGCAGGCGGAAAGGTGCTGCTCACGCTGACCGAAGGCGCGGGCGTCACTTCGGTGCAGGACGACGGCCAGCTGGTGTTCAACGCCACGGCGACGCAGACCGAAGCCCTGGCGCCGCCGCTCGGCACGCTGGCGCACGAGGTCAATATGGCGTGGCGGAACTACACGCCGGCCAGCGAGGAAACCAACAGCCAGACCCTGGCGGACCTGACCGTGATCGTGCAGGCCAAAGAGGTCGCGCGCCCGTGAGCAGCATCCGAGTCACCGCGATCGAGCGCGTGGTGCGCATCGTCGCCCGCGGCGCCACCGGTGTGGCCACGATCAACGTCGAAGGCCCGCTGACCACCACGGGCGGCAGCACGCCGACGCTGGCAATTCTGCCCGCCACGCAGACCACGCCTGGCAGCCTATCGGCTACGGACAAGGCCAAGCTGGACGCGCTGGCCGATCCGACGCTGAGCAGCGCGCTGCCGGCGCCGCTGGGCACCGCAAGCCCTGGCACGTCGACCCGCGCCGCGCGTGGAGATCATGTGCACGCCCATGGCGCGCAGCCGGGTGGCGGGCTGCACTCGACTGCGACCACAACCGCTGCGGGCTTCATGGCGGCGGCTGACAAAGCAAAGCTCGACGGCATTGCGCCCAATGCTCAGGTGAATGTGCCGACCAACCTCGGCGTGGGCGGCGGTGGCGACGCACGCACGATCACCAGCAGCACGGGCGCATCGGCCGCGCTGCCACTGGCCACGCCATCCACGGCCGGCCTGCTGTCCACCTTCTACGCCACGCTGCTTGCGAACTTCGCGGGCAACGTGCGCGCGCAGGTGCTGGCGATGCTGCAGCAGGGCAGCAACGTCACCCTAACGCCAGGGGGCTCCGGCGCTACTCAGACCCTGACGATTTCCGCTAGCGGCACGGGCGGCGGCGGCTCCGGCACCGTCACCAGCGTGCAGGCATCGGGCGGCAGCACGGGTCTGACCTTCAGCGGCGGCCCTGTCACCACGTTCGGCACGCTGACCCTCGGCGGCACGCTGGCCATCGCCAACGGCGGCACCGGCGCGACCACCGCGGAGGCTGCGCGCGCAGC